CCACCGATGGTCGGGACAGGGGCGCTGCCTCCGGGGTGAGAGACCGTGAAGTAGATCGGTGCGGTGCCGGTCAGATTCGTGACCTGAATCGCTTGAGCAGACTCAGTCAGGAAGATGAAGTCGACGGTGCTGGCGGTCAGAGTCGCCGAGACGACTCGCTTCGCTGAGAGTTGATTGCCTGCCATGAGGTCTCCTGAGGTAGACGAATGCGCCGTCGGTCGACGAACGCAGGGTGATGAATAGCACTCGGTGATGGGGTCGAACCATCACCGCCAGAAACTGACGGTGCCAGTGCCCCGGCCATGCCCCGAAGGACATGACCGAGGACCGAGTGCAGAGTCGAGACTCTGAGGCGTCGATCAGGCGTCGCTGTTCGACGGCGGGCGCACGCCAATGCCAACGCCTTGGATGCCCTGCAAGAGACCGTTCCACGCCGGGGCGTAGTGGCACATCGTGCCGATCTCGAAGGTCGAGGCATCGTAGGTGAACTGCACGACCGGCCACTGGACCGCGACGTAGTCCTGAGGAAGAACCATGACCGAGGTCTCCGCGACGTTGGAGTCGGGGATCGGCAGGGTCTTCTGTCGGACCAGCGAGTTCCCCTGAGGGAACCACGGGTGGACGGTGATCGGGATCTCGGAGCCCGTGACCTCGTTGAGGAGGCTCTGGACAACGGTGCCGGCCTTGACGCCGCCCATGTCGCCGTTCGGGATGAACACGCGGTAGGCAGAGTTCGCGGCGTTGTTCACGATCGCGTTGGAGAGTTGGAGGCGGTCGAAGCCGTTCATCCAGATCTCCTCGGGGTCGGCCTTGACCGCCTCGTAGAGCGAACCGAACAACACTTGGAACTCGGAACCGGGGGCGGTCGTCGAGAACGGAGCGTTGAGGCGGTTGACGTAGCCACCCGACGCAGCCACGTTGGTCAGCAGACCGTCGTAGTTGGTCGCAACAGCCGACTGGTCAGCAGCGCCAGAAGTGGTCGAAGGACCGCTCGTGGGCTGGCTGGTGATGTAGCCGGTGTTGTAGCCGGTACGACCTGCATAGTAGAACGGGCCAGACGAGACCGATCCGACGTAGAGGTTGTAGCCGAGCGCGCCAGCGACATCGGTGCCGACCGTGACCTGAATCGCCTGACCAGCGGTCACAGCGACAGAGGCAGCGGCGGTAGCCGGTCCTTGGTGCATCGAGTAGCCGTTGGTGCCGAGAAGGTCACCAGCGTCAGCGGCGACGATCACCCAAGGCGAGCCAGAGGTGAGGGTCGAGGTTGCCCCGGGAGCGACCGATGCGTTGACCGCAGCGAGCGTCACGTTCGAGGGGGTGCCCAGAGCGCCGGCGTAGCCGTTGCCCGTGGTTCCACGCCCGTAGATCATGAGGCGCTCGTCGAGCAGCATCGTCGAGTAGAGCAGGGCGGTGTTCGAGAGTGAACGAACATCCTCGAAGCCCTGACCCTGATACTCGGCCTGCCACGACACGGAGTCGCTGAGCGAGGTCGTGACGTAGTTCAGCGTCACATCGTAACCGGCGTAGGAGATCTGCGGGCCACGGATGTACGACAGGCCACCGGGACCAGCGTTCGTCGTCGACTCAGAGATTCCGGGCTGGGTGGTGTTGATGCCACCAGTGCCGGTGCCGGTGAAGCCGCTGATGACCTTGAAGCGGCGTGAGCCACCCTGACCCTTCACGCGCGGGATGCTGTTGCGCAGCGGCGTGGGGCGAGGGGTGAGCAACTTCGCCGGGGCTTCGAGGTCGAACGGCACCAGACCAGTGCTGATCGGGTTCGACAGGGTCCATTCCTTCGAGAGGCGGTCCCATGCAGCGGGCGCTCCTTCGACGGACTTGGCCATCTCGAACTCTTCGAGGGCCTTGGCAGCAGCACCGCGCTTGGCGATGTTGGTGACCACGGGCGGGACAGCAGAGCCGAGGTTCGGGTCTGGGGTTCCCCAGCCGGTCTCGCCAGTCAGACCAGCGGCAGTCGCCTTGGTCATCTCGGCGATGAACGCCTCGCGCTGCTCGACGAGGTCACGAGGACTCTCGGCGTCGGCGAAGAGTTCCTTCGCCTGAGGGATGGCATAAGCCATGGTGTTCTCCTTTCGGGAGACTAGTTAGATCGCTGCGATCTGGGTACGAATCGACTTGATGCGGTCGAGGTAGCCCTTGCGCAGATCTGGGTCGGTGGTGCTCTTCGCGAGGTTCTCGTACTTGGCAATCTCCAAGTCGAGGGCGTCTCGCTCAGCGCTCTTCGTCACGGCTTCCTGCGGGCGAGTCCGCACGATCGTCGAAGGCGCTGCCATCTGCTTCACGGTGTTGAGTTCGGCCGTAAGGGTCTCGACCGCGGATTCCAGAGATTGCCTCTGCTCTTCCGCCTTCGCGAGCGCCTCCTCGACAGCCTTCGCCATCTCCGCTTGCTTCTTGATTTGCTTCTCAGCCTTACGAGCCGCCTTGAACTCCTTGCGGGCTGCTTCGGCGGCTTCGTGTGCTGCCAACTCTTCCTCGCTCATCTCTGCCTTGGCTGCGCCAGAGGCGGGAGTGCTCGCGGATTCTTCGTCGCCCTGCTCGGCCTCGTCTTCGAGGTCGGTGTCTTCCGACTTGGGCATCTTCGCCTTCGACTTCTTGTTGGCAGCCTTGCCGCCTTCAATGCCGTCAGCATTGTCATCCATCGACTTGCCCTTGACAGCCTCGGCTGCGACAACGGCTTGTGCGACGGTCTCGACGACGAGCGTCTTGAGTTCGTCTTCGGTCATGTCTAGTACATCCTTCCCTGAGATCGCCTTGTTGGCGCTTGCGATGAACTTGTCGGCAGCAGAGTTGCTGTCGTCATCTTCCTTCTGCTTTGCTGGGTCGTCATCTCCCAACACACCGTTGAGGTGGTCACGAGCCGCGGCAAGCACCGAGACCGTCTTTGACGACAGCCGCTTGCCCGCCTTCTCGATCTGGCCCTTCTGCGCCTCCTGAGATTCGTGGAAGGCGAGTTGTGCCATGATGCCGAGGGCTTGCGAGACTGCCATGATCGCTGCCTCTGCCGCGCTTGCGTCGAAGATGTCGTTGCCTTCACCGGCAGCGACCTCCATCGACTCACGCTGAGCGAAGGTACGAATGAACTCGGAAGCCTGCATCAGAGCAAGGGCTGCCGAAGTTGCTGTCTCAGCGTCGACGGCCTCCCATGCGGGCGATCCCGGAGTGCTGTCGTCTGAGGTTGATGCTGCCATGCCCGTCATCGCCGGGTTCATGCCAGAGAATGATCCATCGGCCTTCGACGCGTCGTCGCTGACCTCGATCCCGAACTTCTTGGCTGCTGCCTTGACCTTGGACTCAGCGTCGTCGCCGTGGGGCGATTGTGAGAGGCGGGCCAGAGCGTTGCGAACGTGGGCAGCGTCGTGAATCGGGAAGTGGCGAAGCGAGCGAGGCACAGTCTTGCCTTCGTCGTCCTTCTTGCCACCGGGCTCGATGTGAGCGAATGCGCTGTCTGGCAGGTCGTTGATGTCGGCTGCGGACATCTCGGCTTTCGTCGCACCGACCCGAACCTCATCATCGCCCATCAGTTCGTGACCACATTGGTCACAATAGGCGGCGTCAAGATCGTTCATACGCTCGCACTTCGGACACTGAACCGTCTCGTCTGGGTCTGGGTTGTATGGAGCAGGGCGGAATCCGTCAGGGTCAGAGCCCTTGTCGATGCGCTCACGGCCGAGAGCGTCGCCTTCGGTCACTGAGCCACCGAAGCCGGGGACCTCGTTGAGTTCGATCTGATTCGTGCGGGCCTGATCCTTGCCGGTGCCACCGCAGTCAGGGCAGGGCTTGCCGTCGTGGGTCCCGTCCTTGATGAGGCCATCGCCTTTGCAGGTCGGGCAGTCATTCGCTGGCGTGGCGCCTGAGCCGCTAGGGGCGACACCAGCCTCCTTTGAGGCGGCGTCAGCGAGCGTCTTGGTCGTGTCTCCGACCATCGGTTTCTTGCCGGTGCCTTGGCAGTCAGGGCACTTGCGATGACCTTCCATGATCTTGCCTTCGCCGTCGCAAGTCTCGCAGGCAGGGCGCTCGGCCTTGCTCGCGTCATCGTCGATGCCCTTCAGCATGAGGATCGGGAAGCCGTTGGCTCCCTTGCCGACGCCGTCGACTCGGGTTGGCTCGAACTCGCTGAGTTCGGTGATCGTGATGGTGGGCTTGGGCATGTTCAGTTCCTTAGATTCGCGACGGCAGCAGCGTCAGGCATCCTGCGCTTGGCTCGTCCTTGTGGGCTAACACCGCCGATGAGACCTTGCTTCACGAGAGGCCACGACGACTCGTTCCAGATGATTCCCATCAGCCAGTCGCCGGCCTTGATGATCTGCTCGCTGCCATCGGCAGCCTTCACGATCCAGTCGGGACCGCGGTAGATGTATGACTCGCAGACCTCGCCAGATCCGTCGGTCCCGTTCTCGTGCCAGAGTCCGATGTTGGGTGACTTGCGCAGGTACGACCACGCAGCCTTCTCCACCGCTTCGGTTGAAGCGAAGTCACGGAAGCCGTCTTGAGCAACGGCGACGTCTGGCTTGTTGGCTGGGTAGGCGACCGTCAGCGTGTAGCGCTGCTCTTCAGCCGACTTGACGACGAGGCCAGCGATGTCGGCATTCGTACCAGTTTGGGTACCATTGTCGTCTTGCTCGACGTTGATCGTGATCTTGAATGATGCTTCAGGCATGAGATCTCCTAGATCTATTTGATCGGCACATCGAAGGCATTGTCCGACAGGCTTGCCGCTCTTTGCGATGAGCGCTCGTAGGCATTGCTGACGCTCTTGCCTGACTCGACATCGCCTGCTCGGGCCGAAGCATCCGCTGATGCGGTCTCGTGGGCTCGGGCGGCTTCAGTGTGTTCGGCTGCTGCGGTCGAGTAGATGCGAGATGAATCATCGTCGCCCTGCTGCGCTTCGTGAAGGCTGGCGCTTCGATACTGATTAGCCAAGTCCCGATGCTGAGCAGCCAAGTCCTTGTGGTCATCAGACGCCCTACGCAGTTCCTTGGCGCTCAGGTCTCCATTCGTCGATCGCATGTTCTCGGCAAGGTCCTTCGCCTTGCCTGCCGCCACTCGGGCGTCGGCGCTTTCACCACCAGAGGTCCACCGACCACGCTCGTCACGTTCCTCTTCCTTCAACACCAGAGCGAGATCAGCACGAGCCTTGATGATCGCTTCGACCATCTCTGACTCTTCGATCTCGACCGACTTCGTCATACCTTCGTGAGCGGCCAGAGCAGCAGAGGCATCAGCGGCCTTCGACGTTGCATCGGCAGCGGCCTGAGCGAGAGCAGGGTAAGACGATGGGTCGTACTTGCTGTCTGAGGGATCGATCGATCGTGATGCCGCGTAGTTCGCGGTCGAGGCGTCAGAGTGGGCCTGCTGCGCTGCCTGATTGAGGCGCACGCTCTCGGCATCGCCGGCCTTATGTGCGCCGGCCTCATGTGTGAGGTGAGAGTCGAGCGCGGCCTTGTCGCTTCGCTCGGTCAGGTCGAGGTGCTTGGCGGCGAGTGCTTTCTGCTCAGCCTCGGTCGCCGGGGCTTTGCCCTGAGCCAACTTCGCTGTCGCCGAAGCGGTTCGCTCGGCACGACTCTGAATCGATGAGAAGTTGTTCCTGCCTGAGCCGCTGTTGTACTTGCCCCCGCTCGAACCCCCGCTCGAACTGAAGCGGCCACCTTCGCCGCGGGGATGCTTGTCTTCGTCCCATTCCTTGAGCATCGGCGCCAGATCTTGTCTGGCCTTGGCGATCGCCGCCTTCATCATCTCTTCGAGTTCCACGAGATCTCCTTTAGATCCTTGATGCCCACGGCACGAGCACGAGCGGGATGCCCGAAGCGGTCGCTGCCTTGGCGTTATCTTTGTCATTGTCTATCAGAATGTCGACGCCATTCGCTGCGCACCACTTGGCCTTGATGTCTGGCAGATCATCGTCGGTGTGAGACACGACCACGAGTTCATTCCAGCATTCGCCGCAGCCGAGGCTGTTCAGATAGTTGACCTTGTTCTGCCAATCGGTCTGAGTGGCCGTGCCATCTCCGGTCCCGGTCAGAATGACGACATACTGCCCTGCTGCCATGAGCGCCGACATGATCGAGCGCATCTGGGCTGGGTTGGCATCAATCGTTCCATCGACATCGACTGCGACTTTCATGAGATCTCCGAGAATAGGAACTGAGTTGAGGATTGGGATACCATTGAAGCATGACGAACCCCAAGAACCAGCACGAAGCAGCAGTCGACACCAAGATCGCCGAGGCCTACTGGAAGTTTCTGGCAGCCGAAGCCAACGCAGAGCGCGCGCTCTCATCACTGATGAGCCACGCCGATTGGTACAACGCGAATGTCCGCCGCTCGAACATGCGACGCGAATACGAGACCTACATCTACATCGACGGCGAGCGCGTCCGGGCGACCTTCGAGAACCTCGCCCCCTTCGTGAGCGCAGAGGACAACGCCAAGGCTGCCGCAGCGCAAGCCGCTCTCGTGGCTGCGCAAGATGCCTACGAAGCGGCTGAAGAGGAGTACGAAGGCTGGTCCCGGTTCTTCCTCGTGCCCGCCGGCCACATCCACCGCTCGATGTCCTGCTCGACTTGCAACAACGGCCTCAGCGCCACGACGTTCTCGTGGCTGCCTGAGTTGAGCGGCCTGACCGAAGTCGACGCCGTGGCCGCCCATGGAGCATGGCTCTGCACGACCTGCTTCCCGACGGCTCCGGTCGAGCACACCAACGCCGACGAGTTGGCGAAGGCTGCGAAGAAGGCGGCTCAGTGCTCAGGGTCGGGCGAGGCGCCGACCGAGATCAACAGGCACTACGACGGCAAGTGCTCTGGCTGCGGGAAGTGGCAGACGATCAACGTCGGCTCTGGCCGGATTCGAGCCCACAAGAAGAAGTAGGGACATCTCATCTCAGCAGTCGAGCGGCTGGCCTCCGGGCTGGCCGCTCTTCTCGTTTCTGGGGATCGCCCCTGAGCGCCCCGAGACGACCTGAGCGGGAATCGAGCATGTCGTCACGCTGCGAGGCTCCTGAGGCGATCTAGGGGCGTCTCGTGACCGTCTGGCTACTCAGTCGGGCTCGCTGTCCCGAGGAAGTCATCCATCTCCTGCTGCTCTTCGTCAGAGATCGGACTTGGCCCGGTGTCGAGGTCAGGCGTCAAGAGGACCGGCAAGACCACGCAGCGGCATCGAGGATGCTGAGGTGGCTGTTGGTCATCTCCGCCGACATCGAACTGCTCGCCGTTCTTGCCGATGCATTCGTCACAGGTTCGATCATCATCTTCGCTCAGCCATTCCCACTTGGCGATGTCGTTCGCGGCGTAGGTGTCGATCGACGCTTCTGCCATCGCTCGGGATGCTTCGGTGTTGGCGATCAAGAATGCACGAGACGATGGGTCGAGCAGATTCGGATCTGCCTGATCCCCGCTTGGTGTGAACTGAGTCACCGTCGAGAGCATGCTCTGAGCGACGACCGTCGCCGGGTCGCCATTAGCGAGCCCCTGAGCGAGCAGATCACCGATCTTCGAGATCGTGTTCTCATCCATGTACTTGATCGTCACATCGACGGCATCGAGCAATCGCTGAAGCCCGCCGACGCGAGCGAGGTCTGCTGCCTCAGCCCAGCCGGGCTCCCATGACGCCCAGTCGAAGTCGGCAGTCGCGGTGTCGAGCCCTTGGATCATGATCGCCCCAGAACCGATGGAGAGCGCAGCGCCGTGACTCGTCGCCACTGCTGCGTCAGCGACCATCTGGCGAAGGACTGCCGCGACCTCGCTGCTGTTGATCTTGACACTCTGAGCGACCGCTTCGCGAGCGGCTGCTGCGTCTTGAGGATCAACTGCCTTGGTCACGACCTTGATCTTCCGCTTGGCTGCGGCGATCGCTGCGTCGATGCCAGTCAATGAGGCGGCCATCGCTCTCGCCAACTTCGGCGCGTAGTGGGCGACGATCGCTGCGTGAAT